CCGCTGTCCAGGTCGGTGAATTGTTTTGTTTCCAGGGCGTGCAGCTTAATGTTGTGGTACTGATCCGTACCGCACACAGGGCATGTTGTTTTTATGTACATTTTTATCAATAGTTATAACACGCCTGAATGATATAAAATGTAATTGAGTTGACTGAAAGTAATAGGTGGACTGGGGATAGATATCTTTTCATTAATATCCAAACACCGGCAGTGCATGGGTCATTCAATATATATTGATCTATTTTACAATTGTTAACAATGTATTTATACATAAAAATACAGAAGTTACTATTTGAAAACGTTAGACTGAATATAATGAAATCCGGTATAAATCATGAAAATGGTGTGTTTTACATGGGTTCAAATGATGGTAAAAAACAAAAAGGCCGAACAACGAGAATAAAAAAATTGTCAGAATATAGCGTAAAGAAATCAAAGAAAATCGCAGTGATGAATAGTAAAGGTGGCTGTGGAAAAACCACAACATCAATAGCGTTGGGGTTGCATTTGGCTAGATCTGGATTCAATGTTCTTTTCTGGGATTGTGATCCACAGCACAACTTAACTCAGAGATTAGGAATACCAGAAGAAACATATACTGAACAAAGTTTGTATTATTTCTTCCGAAATGCTGATCTTGAAGATTTTGACAATGAAATGAAAAAACTTGGTTTGGTCCTAAAATATCCATATTTCTATAGAATAACGGATAAGAAGCCTGGTCATGTGGGTATAATGGCTGGACACAAGTATTCGGAAATAGAAGCGAACACTGCTGCAAACAAGTTTGTGAAACGTTTTAGAGTAGGGGAGCAAAGCAAGGATATATTCCAGTATTTCAGGGAAGGAATGGAGTTCTATTGTAATTACTTTGATTATGTCGTAATTGATACTGCCCCTGCAATAGAGGGAAATTTACTTTGCCAACTTGCTGCAAGGACCGCTGATGAAATCATATGCCCAATTGACGGGCTCGAAGCTGCTTATGGAGTAGATTTGTTAATTAATTGGGTAGATAGAGAACTCGGTATGAGCAGTATGTTGAATACTCAGATGCCGAATATGACATTTGCCATGATTAAATACCAGGACGACCTGGATTTAGTTAGAGAAAAAGAATTGAGTCTTCAAGAAAGGAATGAAGTATATTCAGCCCTTAAAAATTCATTGGGAAATTTTGTTTGTAACACCGGTATAAAAGAAACGAGAGCTCTTAGAAACAAAGTATACGGTGGATTCGGAAGTTCCGCAAACCCATATAATGAACTTTGTGATGAAATTATCCAAAAAATCTCGGGCAGAAGGAATAATATATTCGATTACTGGGATAGAAGCAAGTCACGTAAACTACAAGAAGATCTCTTGAAAATCAGTGAAAAATCACTCAAGACTCGAATACCAGAACTTAAAGTTCCTATATATATGACGGAGTAAATGTTATGCTGATTCATGGTTCTGATAGAGAAATGATATTTGACATGGCGGTTCAGCAAGCATTTCCTTATATTATTTTTCCACCAATCAGAGATTCATATGAAGGATTAAATTATGATGAATTTAGGAATAAACTAATTAAGAATCTCCTTGCTCTTTATCATTTTAAAAACGGAAATGACAGTCCGACTTTTTATAACCAGGAAAAAGAAATACTACGTATGTTGGAATCTGCTGTATTTGATAAATCAACAACAGCAGATATTGAGAATTATAAGCGCCAACAAAATACAACTAGTGACGCAATAAGAGAAATAATTAATAAACAAACCGAGATTGAATATAGACTAAACAAACTCGAAAAGTTATCTAAAAAACGCAAGGGAAGCTCAAAGTCTGATGTAAAAAGGTCTGAAGGTGATAACTTAAGCTTAAAGTCTGAAGGTGATAACTTAAGCTTAAAGTCTGAAGGTGATAACTTACCTTCAAAAGGAGTGGCTAAAAAGGATAAACGAAAATCTGGAGAGTCCATAAAAGATATTGTAAGGAATGGTCTTAAATCCTCTACCATCATCTGAAACCGCTCCGTTTTCAGGACGTTCAAAATGATCCATAAAACGAAGCTTTCCTTCTTTCAACAAAAGGACCCTCCCTGTTCCTTTATTAAAACGGCCACCTTTCCCCCATACTACTATGAATTTCTCATTGTTTGAGCAATAGTATTGACCAAAGAAGTTTGGATTTTGAATGCTTATCCACCCATCTATGTCAGTATCGTAATTCAAGTCATTAGATGTAAGAGGGGTATCTATTGAGCTATGGGAATTATTAATTGGTTTAGGATTATCCAACACAATTTTTTTAAAACTGTCGAATAACCCCATTCTTACACCTCAGAATCTTCATAGTTTTTTTCATATTCTTCCCTCAGCATACTGCCAATAAGCACTTATCAACATATCTTTTTTATATAAACAGTTAAATAAACGAAAAAAAAAATATTAGTCAAACACTACTTTTCTTGTAAAAGTCTTCGGAAGCTCTTCCTCACCTTCACCGCAAAGTTTTTTATAATAGTCCTTTGCCTCAGCTGCTTTTCGTTTTTCTTCTGCGGTGAGTTCCCTTGGTTCCGGGCACATTTCTTCAAGGCATTCTTCTTCTCTTTCTTTCCTTGAAGGGTAAGTTATACGTCCAGGACGTCCGGGTTTTTTCGGTTGTTCGAGTTGCCCGCTTTCAAGTGTTTTGGCTTTTTCAAAATATTTCTTTGCATCTTCATATTCCCCAAGCTCAGTTAGGGCATTTCCAGCCTTCATATATGCATCTACTTTTTCCTGTGTCGTTCTTGGAACTTCGTCCAAAAGCGCCTTGCCTTCATCATACTTAATCAGGACAGAGTAAAGTTCGGACATTTTTTTTTCGTATTCTCGTTGATCCTCGTGGACAAAGTGTTCAGCTAAAGCTATGGAAACCAGATCGCTCTGGCTTGAATATTTTTCAGACTCTACTCCAGCATCTATTTTTTTTGCTAATATTGGTGACACTGTTGCATTAACTTGTATTTTTCGTCGAACTATCTTTGCCATGCAATTGCAGTGTTACAACAGCAATCTATATATAGAATCTTAAAGTAATGGAGGTAATAATGAAACAATACAGTGCAACCCTTTGGAGAAATATGAACATGTCGTGCCCTTACGAAATTGCAGAAAAGCTTGGTCTTAAACCTGGTGAAAAAGTGATCTTTGTCGATCACGGGGATCGTATAACGGTTGAAAAGGAGGTGAATGGCTGTGGTCAGACGGCATAAGAAACAGCTGAACACGACCGTTTCCCCGCTTGCTCAACATCAAGTAAAACAGTTGACTGAATCGGGCATGTTCGCGTCAGAAAGTGATTGTGTACAAACAGCAATCAGTATGCTATTTTTTTGTACACAAATTGATGCATTTGCAGAAGCTTCTGCGAAATTCGGTCTATCGGGGATGACGGTATGACTGAATCAGACTTCAAGCCCTCGGTCAAGAACTGCAAAAAACGAGGCTGTGAAAATCTCGTATGGGAGATCTTCGAAGGTCGCCGCAGGATGATCTGTGCGGTCAATGACAGGATCCCCGGCAACCTCACTGAATGTCCATTGGAGGAAACAACTGAAGAGGAGCCCGCCGGGGTGGTGCCTAATGCCTGATCAGGATACCCTCAGCCTTGAAGAAGTCCGGAACCTCCCTGTTGTCAAGTATTTCGCGGGCCTGACCGAATCAGAGCGGCGCTGGCCTGGTATTAAGAAGTTGTCTGACTGCTGCCGGATCCTCATGGAGGAGGAAGCATGAGGGATTCGGATGGTTGGTACTATCCTCCACTTCATTGGGAAGTGAGCGAGTCCGCGACATCAGATGGAGAAGTGAAATTTCAAATTCATCGTGGAGCAATCAGGCAGATACCGTCAAAAAAGGTCAAACCTCCATCATGGATGGAGAAATTATGCGGGATAACATATGAGCAAAAGGTACAGAAGGCCCGCACAAAAATCAATGCAGAATGTGCTCAGCTGAATGCTGCTATTGATAGGGCAAGAAGTCTTGTGCAAAATGAGGAGGAAGCATGATATCAGGATCAGGACGTTGCAGTGCGTGCGGAGGCGTGATTTCAATCCACACACCCGCGAGGGGTGCGACATTTAGAATAATAAAAGAGGTGATCTGAATGGCCCTTCCATCTGGACTCATTCAGTATGCCCGTGACGGCCCGACTTTTCGACCGGTAGGACCGCAGGATTTCCGGGGCTGGCTTGCAGGCCTGAAATTTCACCTCGCAAAGAAAAACGTTCCCATAAAAGAAATGCCTGACGGTACGATCATTGCAAAGTTCGGCACTGAAACCCTGGACATGTCCCCGGAAATGCAGCAGGAGAACTACCAGGCCTACCTTGACAAATTCCATGCCCGCAAAGCCGAAGCCAAAAAAACAGCCGAGGAGGCAGCCCATGCCTGACCCATCCCCGGAACTTGAAGCAGACATCCGGACCCTGGCCGAAATGCCCGACGACTTCTATAAGATGTACGAAAACTCCGGGCAGATTACTATGATTAAGGGAATACACTTCGCAAGGAATTGGGTAGCATCCCGGGACAAAAACGCGCAAAACGAGTCCGGAGCAACACAAGAAGAATGCGGATCTTCAGTTTAAATATTAAAAGGTGAACGAAATGGAAAATGTGAAAATCGATTTGAGAAAACTACCTGCCGACATAGGCATACTTTTTTTTGACAATAACGACCGAATGCCAACCCGGTACTACAATGACACCGAAATCGAAAAAGTCTGGGATCACATCGAAGAGAAAATTGTAGGAAAGAAAGACGTGGACCTGCTTGTCGTAGGATACATGCCAATCATCATGCCCGCAAAACTGGCTGCATACGCAGTTGATGCCGGAGTGATGTCATTTTCAATCTGCCGCCCGGGTGGAGTGGTAGAAAAGGTGTACGATTGGAGGAGGAATAACTGATGGAAGAAAACCGGCTCGAACAGGTGATCAAAAACATCACCCAGGACGGAGTAAAGCTCAGAAAAAACACCAAAGGCTACAACTGGGAAATCTCAGTCCACGAAGACGACATCTCCACGGCCCTTGAAAAAGCCATAGCTGCGAACAAACGGATCAAGGACCTCCTGGAAGTGATCGTGTGAAACTAAGCAAAACATTCGAAGGCTTTGAACTGCCGAGCGAAGTCACTCAATCATACGACGCCCGCCTGGTAGCAAATGGAAATTACCTCCCGGATGATGAAAAAGACAGGCTCAGAAAATACCTGAAACATGACCTTGCGGTAAAACTCTCCGTATCAGCATCCATCACCGAAAAGAAACTGGAGGACTGGCACATTCATTCCGTTTCCATTAACCAGCAGATCTTCGCGATGTCTGAGGAGGACCAGACATGAGCAGTGCAACCGAAAGGAAAATGGAAACTCTCCTGGGCCTGCCAGTCTACATCATACATCAAGGAAAGGACCCTGCAACCGCAACCATGGGGCTTGGTAGATCATACAATCTCCTGATCAACGTTGACATCCCTCCGGAAGAATGGAAGATCGAATTCAACGACGGAATTCAGAATCTGGTTTTCGACATGGGTGGAAACGGTGTTCCGCAGATATTCAAAAGCGCGGCTGAAGAACTGATCAAAGACTACAAAATGGCCCTCCTGGACCTCGCAATGGACGAAGGCCCCGTGGAAGACAAAGAGCCGGCCCCTGAAAAGAAAAACCTTTCCGAAAAATCAGACTTTGACCTCGGCCCGGCCAAAAGGGAGATCCCGGCAGCACCAAAGGAAAAGGTCAAGGCGCGTGCCGATACACCGAAAGCCCCGAAAGCTCCGAAGGCATCTGGCCTCCTGGACATGATCAGCTCCTACGTCGGAAACGATGTCCTGGAAATCTTCGGAGATACAGGCTCAGGAAAATCAAAGTTCGTTCTGGAAGTAGCCAGAGAAGCCCTTGTCACAGGCAAGAAAGTATTCTACCTGGACACCGAGAGGAACCTCACAAAAACTGACGTTGAAGGGCTCAAAGGATGTCAATACAGATACACGCCCGTAATGGATGAGATTGACAGCATCGCACAGAATCTGCCCAAAGTGGACGTCGTGATCATCGATAGTATCGGGTTCCCCATCCTCACAACCTTTGCAAGGATGTCTGTCAAACAAAAGGGGGACGCTCTCCTGAAACTTATCGCTATCTTCGGGGATCTCAAAACCTGGGCTTACAAAAACAACGGAGTTGTGATTGTCACCAATCAGCCCGAGTCTGATTTCAACAAAGACAAAGGGCACGTCATCAGACCCTTCGGGGACAAAAGCCAGTTTGCCGCCAAGGAGATCTGGAAAACCGAGTTCGTCAGCCGAAGACCAGACTGCACAAAAACCAGAATCAACGCATTCAGGAGTCGGTCAGTGGGGCATGGTACCCGAATAGCAGACATGGAGATCAACAGTGAAGGTGTGGAGGTGATCTGATGGCACTCGAACTCACACCCGAACAGGCTGCAAGGTGGGAAGCTCACAAAGCCAACCACAAAAAACGTATGAATGTTCATCGATACGCCATAACTCCCGAAGAAAAAGAGGAAATCAGAGAGGCCCTAAAAAACAGAATTGGGAGCGAACAGATCAGCAAAAAAACTGGCCGAAACTGGGCCACTATCAGCCCGATATACACCGAGATGGCCATGGCGGGGGAAATCTAATGGGACTCCAGCTAACACCCGAAGAACTTGACCGCCAGAAAAAACACCTCGCAACCTGCAGAAAGCTAGGGGTAGGCAAAGAGGCATCGCCCGAAAGGATGGACGATATCCGCAACAGGGTCTTGAAAGGCCAGAGTGTAAGCCAGGTAATCAGGGATACGCATTGTGCAGCCAACCTGGTCTACAGAGTAAGAAAAGAACTGGGGATGATTTGAATGAGTGGGGAACTGAACCGCGAAGTGCCAACCAGCGCACAGTGCTCCACTCAGGGAGGTTTTTTCATCCCTTCCCATTTTAACTTTTCTATTGAAATCAAAGCGGACCCTGAGCTCATAGCAGTTCTCAAGGCCCTCGTAAAAATCAAAGATCAATCTCAAAAACACCCTGAAACACTAAGGGCACTGGAAAAGGAGGAAATGGAACAATCAGAAATTCGTCGTGTGTTCCTCGGTATCCGGGCCCAAGAAGATCCTGATCCTGCAACGAAACTTACCAGGGAAATGGTTGAACAGGCAGTAGATGAATACCGGAAAAAAACCCAGAAAACGGAACAAAAACCCGCAAAAAAACTCAAACCCGGACCTATTACTCTGCTCAAACACCCTGTCCCGGGTTACAAGAACCTGATGTACTGTGAGCATAAAGGTCAGCTGCATATCTGGTATTCCGGAAGTACAATAAAAACCACCTGGAAAAAGATCGAAGAAGTCTCCGGAAAAGGACTGAAAGAAGCCGGTCAGCTCATTATTGAGATCGTTGGGAAAAAGTCTGTAAAAAACAAAATGACAGCCCTCCGGCAGTTTGTCAGGGCCTATGATGCCGGGATCGTCAAGAAGTCAAGGATCATTGAGCCCGAAGAAGAGCTCGAAAAGAACTTCTCCAGATTCCAGGCAGAAGAAGATCCTGACGCTGCATTCCGGCCCATGCTGACCTCATACAGTACCCGGCCTGATGGAAACTGCGGGAAAGTTGAGGAGGCCGTTGAATGACCTCTGAAAAGGAAATCAAGATCCTGACCCGGGACTCTCAGGGGATCCCACATGAATCCCAGCTGGACATGTGGCTCATGAACATCATACTGTACCCGGGCGGAGAGTATGCAAGGATACCAGAAGGGGGTATCTGATGAATCCCGAAAAGATCGACTCGAACGTTCTGGCATCCCGGAACGGAAAGGCCATCGAGGAATATGTCCGGAGACTTCTCCCGGACATAATTTTTTTGAACGGGCAATTTGATGCAGTTTACCACGGGGTTCCCCTTGAAATCAAGTCCTGCCAGGCCACCGTCACGGATCACAGCCACCAAAATTCACTCCGGTCCGGAAGGTTCGTGTTTGCGGCTGAACAGCACGAAGCCCTCCTGGAGGCCGGGGGCGAGTATCTCTTCATTGTTCACATGGAAGCGGACCCTCTGCTCTCCTTCAGAGAAGTCGCCGAGGACATCGGCCTGCCTGAATTTTCCGGGGTTAAATCCGTGGCCTGGCGGTCGGTTGCAAGGTCCTTTGTAGAGGGATTCTGATGTCTGCAACACTTGACCAGGAACTGGATATGTGGAAGTTTCCCCATGTGGTCATATTGACGCCTGAACAGCAGGCAATCCAGAACAAAAAGAACAGATATCTCGAAACCCTGCGAAAAGCGTATCATCGAACACCGGATGGCAAGATCAACGCACACGCAACCCTCGTGGCTACAGCAATGAGACGAGACCTCTACGCGGCAGGAGAAATTGACGACCTGGAAAATCACCAAATTGTTGAGGAAGCTAAACGACTCGCCAAAAGGGATATGGAGGCAGCATGACCTCCACAACAACCCAATCTCGTTATGAGCCATGTGACCCATGGGGGTCCCTGAAACAGGCAATCGAAGAACTCCACCGGCTGCTTGAACCAATATCATGGTCAGACCTCCCAAAAACAAACGAGGATCTCCTCCCAAGGTTCCTTCGCAATGGATGGCATGATTCCCTCAGGATCCTCCGCAATTCTCGCCGTGGGATCGGAATTACCTTCAGGAAGATCCCGAGGTGGGTCATGCAGTGTACCCGGATTTATAAAGCATGTGTCACGGAGGAATGTCTATGAGTCACCTGAAGGAGGTCCAGAAAGCAATTGATCTGGCCGGAAAGCACCATATTTGGCAGATGCTCGAAACCTGGGGGGCCTTCTAATGACAACACCCGGGGTAGATCTTGACATCCTCCTGGAAGACCTGGCTCACACAAAACAGCGTCTCTATAAGGTAGAGATCCAGCAGGAGTGTATAATCAACTTCTTGCGTGCCACACTTTCAAAGGACAAAGCCGAGCTTTTCGACACGTATCTGCGGAATGCATTGTCCGATGACCCCGTGGAAATCCCAACGGAAGCAAAGGCCATGATGAAAGTTCTGCGAGCTCTGAACGATTATTTCAAAGACTATTACACAAAACGGGCTATACAGAACTTCATGGAATCAAAGCCATGCAGAGAAGATCCTCTCAACGCTAAAGGGGGTGTTCACGTATGACTCCAATTTTCCTTTTTTCAAATACCTCTAGGGGGTAAAATTCTGTAAATCCAATACCACTCCGTACTCGTACAGACTAGAGTTACACCCCACACCCCAAAATAAACGGTATCGGCTGAACGTTCAGCCTTTAAAAATAGCCCTGGCTATTTTTATTCCGTACTAGTTAGTACCGACTAGTACGGAGTAGGCTGAACAGAACATCCCTCATAGACTTTCACGAAAATGGAGAATCTGTATGAAAGTAAACATTACTCTAACAATAGATTTTGAAAAAAAGAATATATTCGAATCACTGAAGCATGTTCACGGAAAAACATTTTCTGATGTTTTAGACGAAGGACTGAATGAAACACTTCTAAACGTGGTATCTGAAAGCTTCGTAGAAATGAAGATCAAAGAAACGGAAACTGAACTGGAAGTGCTAAAAAGGAATCTCTCGGACATTCAAGAGATTAAAGCACGGAGAGCAAAGCTACTAAAATGATTCCAGGATGAGCGCGCATGGTCACTATAAAAATCACGACGTTAATCGATCTCGATGTAAAAACAACGTTTGATCTGCTTAGTTCAATCCATAAAAAAAACTACAGAGATGCCATAGAGTCTGGCGCGCTCTCTATCATTTCTGAAGCAGATCCCGAAAAGGCCCTTGAGATGAGATTAGCAAAACAAGAACAGGAAATATCAGAAACCCGTCAAGCCCTGGCACAGGTTAGACTTAATAAAGAATTAAAAAAACAAACGGTTGAAATAGAATTGAAAGAAGTATCCGACACCGAAAAAATCAGGCTTGAAAAGTACGAAAATGATAAACAAGCTTTGGCAAACCAGGTAAATAGACATACTATAGATTGGAAAGTGATACAAAATTTATACGTATTCAAGAGTATCTTAGAGGCAGAGAACTACATTACGGGCAAACTCATGGATGATAAACTCATAGGCTGTGAACACTGCAAGAAATGGAGACCAAATGAAACATATTGTACTTTATCGAAGAAAGTGATAAGTGCAACACAAACATGCAGAAACTGGACATGTAAATAAACCCATCATTTTTACTCAAATAGGTCACATGTAGCAATACATGATTTGAGTGGAGATGACCTTCAAAAATCATACACTTTTTTTTGATATTCCTGAAGCTTTGCTTAAATTGGAATGAACTCTCTTTTATATTGTTTCAGAACACGTTTCGAAACGATGATTCTATCGGGACAGTCGTACTCTTCGCGGGTGTGTGGATTGAAATATTAATAAAGTGTATAATATGCAATGGTGAAAATGTCATTTTAGAGCCACATACATAAAAGGCAATCATATGAAAAACACTAACAGTTGCCCAAAAGATTCCATAAATTTCTCTTCGCGGGAATCCCTCTTAACAGCCAATAGTGAATTAATAACACAGCTGCGTGATCGCCTAAAAGCAAAGAGATTCAGGCCACAAAATGGAGACAATATTAAGTTGGCATATATCCGGGTTTACATACAGGCTTTACAGGTTCAAAACGCAATAATGAAAGATTCGGAAATAGAGGAACTCAAAGTGGAAATAGAGGAACTCAAAGAGGCGATTAAATGTCCATCCCACAGATAAGAAAAGATATCCAAAACATGAAAGAAACACTCAATGAAAAGAAAATTGATAACAGATCGGTTAAAGAAATGTCAGATGATGAGCTCATGGCAATTATAGATAAGGATAGGCCAAACGGTCCACGATCGACTGAAGAAATCACAAACGAGGAGCTTTTAGAAATCATCAACAAGGAAGAATCGCAAGACGATGAGCAAGAAGACTGAAGCTGCAAAGGAACTTCTCTCCAAGAGGAGAGCCCGGGAAGGCCTGCTGGATTTCACAACCTACACTAAGAAGAATTACCAGGTAAACTGGCACCATGACCTTGTCTGCCAGAAGCTCGATCAGTTTGTAGCTGGGGAGATCAGGCGGCTCATAATATCGATGCCCCCCAGACATGGAAAACAGCTTGCCGACTCTACGCCGATATTGACCACCGAAGGATGGAAAAAACACGGGGATTTAAAAAAGGGAGACCGCGTGTTTCATCCATCTGGAGTCCCTATCAAAGTACTTGCAGTAAGCGGAAAAACACCATCTGATTGGGTAGTCACGTTTAACAACGGTCATGAAATCAGGTGTCACGGAAACCACGAGTGGTTGATATATAATAGATCATCTGGCAAATTTCAGACTATTGAAACAAAATGGTTTCAAAGAACAACAAAACATGGTACATCGGCTCAGGTGATGTCTAGAGGCCGATGCATTTTCCAAATACCCCTGTCCTCAGTAATTCAATTTGATGAAAAAAAATTACCAATGCACCCGTATGTATTGGGCGCATGGTTGGGCGATGGTTCACGGAATAAACCATGTGTCACGCACGACAAAAAAGACAGCGCAGTAATTGATAAGATAATTTCAAGTGGATATCCAGTATCTTCTGTGTGTGTCCACAAAACTACCGGCGTCTATACCACATATTTCAGCGGCCCAAGACCTAACGTATCTGGCAGGATGACCTTAGAACTTACATCATTGGGCCTAAGAAACACAAAATTTATCCCAGAAATATTTCTACGAAGTTCTATTGACCAACGTTTACAACTTCTTGCCGGGCTTGCAGATACTGACGGGCATTGTGATGAAAACGGAAGAATTAGATTTACTACAGCAGACAAACCTCTTGCGGATGGTGTTTTTGATTTATGTACAACATTGGGATTCAGACCATATATTCAAACCGTAGATCCTCAGCTATCGTCCTCAGGTATCCAGGGACGTAAGCCATACTATGTAATCGGTTTCAACCCTACATTAGATATCCCTTGTGCGTTAGAGCGGAAACGTCCAAAAAGATTAGCCCCACAGAGAAAGATAGGTATCACTAATATACGGTACGAACCAAATGGGGAAGTTGGGAACTGCATCGAGGTAGACAGCGAAGACGGATTATATTTAGCAGGTGAATCATTACTCACAACTCATAACAGTGAATTAGTTTCCAGGCGTCTTCCGGCGTATCTGTTTGGAAAGCATCCCGAGACCAATATTATTGCTTGCTCATACAGTTCAGACCTTGCGTCGAGGATGAACCGGGACGTGCAGAGGGTTATAGACTCCCCTGAATATCATACTCTTTTTCCTGATGTAAGTCTCAATTCTTCTAACGTCAGGTCTACCGCACAAGGCAGTCACCTCCGAAACTCTGATATTTTTGAGATTGTAGGCTCATCAGGGGTCTACCGCTCGGCCGGTGTAGGCGGAGGAATTACCGGGATGGGATTCAAATACGGTATAATCGACGACCCCATCAAGAACCGGGAAGAAGCAGAAAGCGCAACAATCCGAAACAAGGTTTATGAGTGGTACACGGACACTTTCTACACCCGTCAGGAAGAAGACGCTGCAATTCTCTTAACAATGACCCGCTGGCATGAAGACGACCTGGTAGGCCGGCTCTTAGATCTCGCAAAAAATGATCCGGACGCGGACCAGTGGGAAGTGATCACACTGCCAGCCGTCTCTGAAGAAGAAAGGCCAGATTACGACAAACGACCGGATGAAGGCCTCGCCCTGTGGCCCGGGAAATACCCCGAAAATGTTATGAAGAAGATCCAGGCAACCGTTCCGGTGTACACCTGGCTTTCACTCTACCAGCAAAGACCATCCGCAGCCAAGGGGAACTTGTTCAAGAGGGATTCTTTCCAGTACTTCACTGAAGGTCCACTCACCTATGACCTGCACACCGGGGAAGGAATCGTCCAGGTTCCGAAGAAATCATGCACAATGTTCCAGACATGCGACCCCGCAGGGACAGACAAGACTTACTCAGATTACTTCGTGCTGTCTACCTGGGCCCTGACCCCCAAGAAGGATCTGCTTCTCCTGGATGTTTTCCGTACAAAGCTTGAGGGCGCAGACCACATGGAATTCTTCCGGAAGCATTCGAAGTTACCGGGTCTTGTCCTGTTGGGTTTTGAATCAGCGGGCATTGGAAAGACCACCTATCAGAACCTCAAGAGAGAGCGGTTTCCGTTGGTAGACCTTGAGCCAAAGGGCGATAAATTCACCCGGGCACTCTCGGCGGCCATTCGGATGAACCTGAAGACTACATACTTCCGGCAAGGTGCACACTGGCTCACTGATTGGGAAGCCGAGCTCCTCAAGTTCCCCAACTCCAAAAATGACGACCAGGTTGATACCCTCTCATACGCTGATTATTGCATTGTGAACGATCTGATTAAAACTCGAATTCCAACATCGATGACCTGGGGCGGCGTGGGCCTATCAGGTGGAGGGTTCCGCGTTTAACTTTCCTTTTTATAGTCGGCTACTAAAGCCCACATCATGAAACTTTTTTCCCGTCTCTTTTCCTCACAAAAAACGAAAGATTCTCCAACCGTAGGTGCTTCCGTCGGCCAGATCGGCTCAGACGAATACTCCAATTACAGTCGCCTTCTGTCATGGTTGGTAAATACCAAGAACAAACTCCCTGGCGCTGATCCGGCACTCCGGAAGGACAGCTTCGACGTGGATCCCCTGATCAAAGGGACCATCATGCCGTACCTGACAAATGTTCTCCTGCAGGGGTATCACATCCAGACCTCCGACAACAAGCGATTTGAGCAGGCTATAGAGGATATCCGTGCACACCTTGAGCATATCGGCCTGATGGATGCGTATAGAGAGGATGCCCGGGACTATCTAATCCTTACAGGCCACAGTTACAGGCGCCGGGACAACTCCCCGGGCTCCGAACACCTTGCCAACATGGCTCACCTGGATCCTGCCAGCATGGTCACCTATACCGATCCCTGGGACTCTAATGTAGTCGCCTATCACCAGCACGTTCAGATCCCTGATGGGTGGTCAACAAGTGCAAGTACAAAAACCGTTGACTGCTGGTTCATCCCGGACGGTCTTCCGTACATCCAGGGAGAATTCGAGGACCAGAAAGCCCTGGAAACGTTTGACCAGGTAGCAAAAAAGTACAACATTCAAAATCGGGAAAATCTCCGGGTAGACTCAGCAGCCCGGATCATAGCCATGCACAGAGTCAGGCCCGAGGATCCTGCCCCCATCGACAGCGTAATCCTGGCAATATGGCTGAAAAGGCTCCTCCTGGTCAACAGTCCCAACCTGATCTTCAGGGTCCTTTCTCCTTTTATCCACGTAGTTTCCGGAAAACTCCTGGAGATTACGCAACCAGACGGGAGCAAGGATCTCATTTCGAGCGTGCCTCCAAAACCCCCGGAGGAGCTTCAAAACACTGACCCGGAAATGTATGCGGCAATGTCGTCAAACTACAACAGCTGGACGGGAGCCATCAAGAAAGCCATTCGAGATATCATCAATTGCCTGAAGGACGGGGGGGCCTATGCAAGCGGTCCGGACATGGAGATCAAAGTGGTGGAGTCCGGACGGAATGTTTCATACTTACTTATCCGGAATCTCATTGACCTTCTCAATGAGGAAATAGGTCAGGCCTTCGGGTTCCCTATTGCGCTCATTCAGGCCACAGGCTCGGAGCTTGCAACATCCAGGACAATCCTGCAATTCTTCAATTCTGTTCACGCCGGGGCCCGGAGGGACTATCAGACTGTAGCGGATCAGCTGATCAAAGAGGCCTTCGAGAGCAAGACCTGGACCGTGGAACTCGATCCAGAAGAAGAGGACGGGGATATACAGACTGACACATACACCTTCAAGGACCTGGAAGCTCACTTCGTCCTGGATACCCCCGATGTCAAAGATATCCTGGCCCTGGCAGAAGCAGGCCTTAAAAAAGCGCAGAAACTGGAGGCAATCAAGCGTGTGGGAGCAAGCCGTGAGGATATCCAGGCCCTTGCGGATGAAGACGGCTTCGGGATGCTGGAGCTTGAAAATTTCGACCAGGTTGCAGCTGCACCTACTCAGACCATGCCGGCATTCAAGATGAGCAAGAGCACAGCCGAAACGGACCCGTCCGGAGCAGAGGGGGATGGGTTATCCAGGAGGCTTCGAGAAGCTTACGAGACCGCCCGAAAAGCTGTGGGGGATCTGCTTGGTTGAAATCGATCCGGAAGTCCTGGGCAGGAACATCGACCTGCAGGTCAAGAAGATCAACGAGGAGCAGGCTGAAGTTCTGGCTGTCGAGATTGCAGCCGGCTTTGTTGCAGGCCTGCAGGCAGGAGAAAAGAAGCAAAGCTTCCTCCGGAGCTCTTCCGAAGAACTTACCCGGGTACAGTTGGAGACCATCGAACAGCTCTCTGCAGAATACTTCGGCTACATCGCAGAGGTCAACGGGGCCGCCGGCGAGCAGCTGAAGACCCGGGCCCGGGAAATTATCCTGGAACAGGCAGAAAATGGAGGGTCCGGAGAAATTATTGGGGAAGAAATCAGGCAGTACGCAGAGGACATATGGGGAGGATCCGAAACAATCACGATCGACCGAACAGGCCAGACCAGGCAGGTAATCGAGGTCACAAAAGATCACACGCTCCGGATCGTTGAGAAGGAGATCACCCGGGCCTATCATACGACCGTTGACTCCTACGCAGATATGTTGGCCAGGACCTCCATGCATGGGGCCTACGAGGACGGCCGAGCTGCAGCCTACCAGGAAGAAGGCTTCAAGATGTGGAGATTTATCGGGCCCGTGGATGAGAGGTCCCGTCCGGATCATTCCGCGATTGTTGGCCAGCATTTCACCTACGGAACTCCCGAATCCGACATGGCCCAGCAGCTGCTTCACGAGCCGAACTGCAGGCATCGAGCCATAGTATATTTCGATGATCCGGATCGCGACACCCCACAGGAAGAATATGAGAAGCAGAAAGAAGCTGCGGGCCTTTACTATGATGAAGGGAAAGGTTGGGCTTTCAAGGAATCCGGAACTCCGAAGAAGAACACACAGAAGAAAACGCCTGCAAAAAAGAAAACTGAGAAGAAGAAAACTGAAAAGAAAACTGAAAAGAAGAAAACTAACTTTGAAGAAATGGTTAAAGAGCATGAAAAGACTATCAAGGACAACAACTTTGAAACAGCCATAGTTCTTGATGACAAAGGAGACGTTGTGTTCTCCAAGAAGGGGAAGAAGAGCTCAGTATCATTCAATGCCAAAGAACTTGAAAAATTCCGGGGCAATCGACTCACCCACAATCACCCAAGGAACACCTCCTTTTCTATAGATGATATCGACGTCTCCGCTGAGTTCGGGGTTACTGAGATCCGCGCTTGCGGGAGAAAGTATATTTACTCGATGAAGCCAGGAGAAACGGGGTGGAACAAGAAGTACTTTGATGAAAAAATAAAACCTTTATATAACAAATATGACAAAGAAGTATATGCAGAATTAGCTCCACAAGTTAAATCGGGGAAACTATCATATGAAGAGTGGAACATGATCCATCATCACAAGGTATGGGAGCGCGTCTCAAAAGACCTCGGGCTTGACTATAAACAGATGGAGTGGTAATCATGGCTGAAGAAGAATATGTTTTGGATGATTCATCTGACGCAGAAATAATCTATAGTCCTGTCTGCTCATATTGCAAACACTTCCATTGGAAAGGCCGGGGAATTCACGAATGTGAGGCTTTCCCTGATGGCATTCCTGACGAGATCTGGAGAGGGGACAACGACCATAAGAAACCGTACCCCGGAGATCATGGAATCCAGTTCGAGCATGTATAATTGATTTATTTATCCGGATATCTGGAAATCTTACTTCTTTTTTGAATTCTTTTTTTCCATAAATTCAACTTTCCTTTTTATACTCCTTCTTCAAACATTTCGCTCATGACAGTTTTTATTTTTGGAGGTGTGCCGTGAGCAAATCTCCGTTCATCACATCCCCATTGAAGTCTACAGCTCAGCCGGTAGAGGGGGGAGGTCTGCGTATGGCAATCGCAAAAGCCGGGCAGTCCTCCTACGACATGTTTGGTGAAGAGGCCATCCTGACCGAGGAGTTCCTCTCGAAGGACTACCGGACCTGGGAGGGTGGTCTGGTTTCAATCAACCATGAGAACAACAACCACCTGCTCAACAAAGCAACGATCTCAGACGTTGAGTATGACCCCGCCGAGAAGCTTGTATGGGCTACGTTCAACAACCTTCCTGACAAGGCCCTCGACCTCATCAACTCTGATTTTTTCGAAGGCCTTTCCCAGGAATGCGTACCGCTTGAAATGGAAGGCAACAAGGTTCAGAAAGGATACGGAGTCGGAGCCACTGTCGTGACATGGCCTTACAAGCCTGCTGCTACTCCTGAGATGGGCGTAGGTGTCCGTCCAACCGGATCCATGCTTGCCGCTACACTTGCATCAAAATATCCAGAATACTCAACAAAAAAAGGAGGCGAAAAAACGCCAGAAGACGATCAGAAACAGAAAATCACTGAACTCGAGTCCACCATTGCGGAACTCAAGAGTACAAACGCACAGCTCGAAACTGAGCTCAAAGAGAAGGACAAGACCATCGAAAGCTCAGTGGAGAAAGCCGTGAAGGCTGCTCTGGAATCCCACGACAACCAGCGCAAAGAAACAGAAGAGTACAACGACGCCGTCAAGGAACTTGTTTCCTTCATGAAGGAAGATGCCATCAAGGAGTTTTTGAGTTCCAAACCACCCATCGGGGTGATCCGGGCCACTGCAGCTGCGATGAAGTCCACGGCCAGTTCTCATATAGGTTCGAGTGGAGGGGTCGGGACCGGAGGCAGTGGAAAAGCCACTGGAGTCTATGAATCCGGGAAGTCTGTCTATGAGGCCGCGGGCCTGAATGCCGAGGACCTCGAAAAATACGGAGGGATTGAATGACCGCAGTAACCGCAGACATCGACACTGACTCCCAGCCAGGGGAGCTTGTAGCCTACCCGGTAGCGGCCAGCACGAAGATCTACAAAGGAACGATGGTCAAGCTTTCCAGCGGGTATGCGGCCAGCATGACCAAGGCCGCCAGCCTGGTTTTCGTTGGCATAGCTATCGAGGGAGTTGACAACTCATCCGGTGCCGCAGGGGACAAGTATGTTCGCGTAGCCAGAAAGGGCATCCACGAACTCGCACTTGCAAGTGCAGCTATCACGGACATAGGCTCCGCAGTCTATGCTCTGGATAACGCAACAGTGACGAAAACTTCAACTGACGCCACCCAGGTCGGAAAGGCCGTCAAGTTTGAGAATTCTGGAAAAATCTTCGTTGATATCGGAGGGAGCTGCTAATGGCTGTCAATACACCATCTGATTTCCCTTACCACATCGTGAACGCGGCCAGGGCGACTTTCAATAAGGAATTCCGGGAAGGCATTGTGGACGAAACGTGGAAGGGCATCTGCACGGAAGTCACATCCACCAAGAGCAAAGAGACCTATGCCATGCTCGGAGCCACGCCCAAGATGAGGGAATGGCTTGATGAGAGGATGCCAAAGGTCATCCGTGAATATGGATTCGAAATACTCAACAAAAAGTACGAGGCAAGCATCGCGATCACCGAGGAAGCTATCGAGGACGACCAGACCGGACAGATCATGCTGGCCATCAAGGACCTTGCCAATGAAGCCCGGAGGTATCCAGGGGAACGCGCGATGGAGATCCTCGTTGGGGGAGTGTCTGCGGAGTGTTACGACGGGCAGTACTTCTTCGACACTGACCACGCCGAAGGGAAGAGTGGCACACAGTCAAACGACCTGACCTACGAACTGACCGCAGACAACCTGGCCACCGTCAGAGCCAAGATGCTCCGCTATAAGGACGACAAGGGCAAGCCTATGGGCATTGTCGGTGACACTCTCATCGTCCCGCCTGAGCTTGAGATGACCGCCCTGGAACTGATCGGAGCTTCCGAGATCGCCAGGTACACAGCATCCGGCACGGACAGGACCCCCACCATCAACGTGCATAAGGGCAAGTACACAGTCATTGTCAATCCGTGGATCACAGATGTGGATTCCTGGTACTTTGCCTGCACGAACCGCCCGACCAAGCCACTCATCTACCAGGTCAGGAGGAAGCCTCGCTTCATCACCCTTGGTGGAACCGGATCTGTATCGGATGACTGGTTCAATTCAGGAGTTATCAAGATGGGCGTTGATTCCAGGTTCGCTGTTGGCTACGGCAACTGGAGATACTGTGTTGCCTGCATCCCGTCATAATCGACGGGATTCTTTTTTTTAGAGGCTATACAATGGAAGGCGAAACAAGAAATAAGAAGCTCCCATTTGGAGTAGATGGCACCCTACTCGATGCAGGAGATACTCTCTCCCGACCTGCGGCCGGATTCATAAATACGGACGGGGCAAGCATCATCTGGCTTGTAGGCTCCTATACCGGAAGCGCGTCCTCAGTCACCGTGGTCGTCAATGGCTACGCGGATGAGGACGACGACGCGGATCCTATCGCAACCATGACCCTGGACTCCAGCAGCGCAGAAAACAAACACGCAAAAATTCAGGTACCGGCCGGGATCCCTTTCATGACGATCGAGGCAATAAACAACGACCTGACAAACTCGGCCACTTTCAAAGCAATCCTTCTCATGGTCAGGTGATCCGGGATGCTCAGGCCCCTCCTCGCAAACAACAAATTCCCCCTGGATCTTTCCGGAAAAATTCTGGTCCTCTTCACGGACGACCAGACCAAACTCCCAAAATACAATCAGTGGACAGAGGACGGGGCCCACATAGGATACACAAACACGACTCTCTCCCTCTCCTCCCTCTCCTCCCTGGACGACGACACAGGCCTCTTCTGGATGGCCCGCCCTATCCTGGCCGTTCTGGATCCAGACACGAACTACATCGACTATCTCATCTTTTCGCATCCGATCAAATCCATCTCACTCACAGCCGAGGACGGGGGCCTGACCAGAGCAGTCGTAGAAATCGCCTACGGCACTGTCCAGGTCGGGCAGATGTTTTTTGCATCCATTGACACCGACGACGACGCGGACGGGAGGCCCGACTGTCTCGATCCTGGGGTCAAAGGATCCCTTCCTTGGCTCCTTAAAGGGCACGGGTTCAGCTTCGAAGGAGGGCAGGCTCCATCGGTGGAATATGCAAAAGTGCAGACCTCAGACGGGTATTATGTTCTGACGTCGGATGGAGCGCAGGTATTAGTGAGGCTCTAAAATGGCAGAAACCACACATGCATTACAAGTTGACAGAAACGCTCTCGATGAACTCCTGGCTTATGTGCAGCTCAGCAAACAAAAAAACTCGATGCCGGTGGGGATCAAATGGGATACAGCATCCAGCAGCCCATCCCTCACACGGGTGGACATCAACAAAAATCCCATAGATGTCGATACAGCGTTTTTCGACAACCACAAAATCTGGGGGGGTTTGAATCCATGCGTATTCACTGACCCCACTACGGGAAAGCATGAATTCGGATCAAACCTAGGTTTGGGCGGGCTGGATCTAACGGGGGAAAGCGGCCCTCTAATGGTCCGGGTTCCCACTGGTATGGTACTATCTGAAATTGACGGGACTGACCGATATTGGTGGGTGGCCCCACTGAACACCGAGTTAGACCCGTGGGAAACCACACCTGCGGCATATCAACGCGGTGGAGTACTACACAATGAAATATTCGTGGGGGCCAAGGAGGCACATGGCTACTTAGACGGAGAAACGTTCAAGCTCGGAAGCGCAACTGGAAAAACACCTATCACTGGAGGAGTTGGGTATCCGGGCCTGCCGGGCGCGGGCGGATTCACAATTGACGATGCAGAAACATATGCAAACAATGTAGGTCCTGGATGGGGCTGCTACAATATACATACTCACGACTGGCTGCAACTGTTAATGTACATTGAAGCCGGCACATTCGACACGCAAACTGCATTCGGACGAGGGGTGGTAGATCTCGCGAGCGGAGTTGATTTCGCAGGCCTGAATACAGGAGCTGACTCGATTGATGACAACCTAGCACCAAATGGTACTGGAATGGGTATTGGAACAAACGGACAAACCCCTGTTTCGTGGAGATGGTTCGAAAACCTCTATAGTAATACATGGACATACGGCATTGGACTCAACACCACAGACACGGAAATTCGCGTTGCCAACCGCGACGGGTCTGGTGTATTAGCAGGAGAACTCACAGCTGGGAATTACGAGGCCTCTATCAATCCTCCATATGTTGACCCCGAAATTGGATACACATCCGGATATATTTCGGATTTTGAATCAGAGACACTGCTCAAAAATATGTTTGTACCCTCTGCAATATCAGGGACATCCTCAACTCGTGCCTGTGACTTCCACTGGACACACTATCCAGGCCGTACAAACATTCTGCTGCTCGGCGGCGGTTGGGGTGACGGGTCGATTGCGGGGGTCGGCTGCCGGAGTTCGCCTAGCCATCCGTCGGATAACTATCGGACTGTCGGCGCCCGCCTCGAGTATATAATGCCACTAGGTAACTAAACACATAAAAAAACATAAAAACGTGATTTGATGGCAATAGCAAAATTCAAAGATATAGCAAAAGACGATATTCATCTTGCAGGCGAAAAAATGAGCCTGCAAGACATCGTCGGAAAAACGATTGTAATAACTGGATTTAAAATTACAAAAAGTAAATTTAAAGACACTGACTACCTGGCGCTACAATTTGAAATTGAAAATGAACAACATGTAACATTCACGAGCGCCACAGTCCTCATTGAACAGCTGAAAAAATACGGTGAACAACTTCCCTTTGAGACCGTAATCAAACGTCTGGGGAAATTCTATTCGTTCACCTGATCACGGTTATTCAGTAGTCATTTTCTGAATAATTGGTTGAGGTGCGCTATGCTACTCGGCAGCAATTGGAATAACAGGTCGAATGCAGGGGTCAGCTACCGGAATTCGAATAACAATCCGTCGAATAACAATCGGAATATCGGCACCCACCTCGAGCTCAGGGATACGCAATCTTTGAACAGCACCTCAACCAGCTCTGTATCAACAGACAAACACACAACGAAGAGCCTTCCGCGTATTAGTACCTCTCCGGGAACGTTCGCGGCAGATCAAAATCAATCTCAAAAACCATGAAGCGGCACGGAAACCTGTTCGGGAAAATCATTGATATTGACAACCTCTGCCTGGCCCACCAGCACGCCAGACGGGGCAAATCCTACTACACGGACGTGCGGATGGTTGATAGCGATCCGGAGCGCTACCTCTGGCAGCTGCACGACGCTCTCAGGGACCACACGTTCACTACATCCCAATACACTACAAAACAGATCTATGAGCCAAAACAGAGAACGATATACAAACTTCCATATTTTCCTGATCGGATTATTCATCATGCTGTTATGCAGGTGATTCAGCCTATCTGGGACAGAACGTTTATTTTTGATTTATATTCCGCAATTCCCGGGAAAGGGTTACATGCTGGTTCCTACCGGTTAAGACAATTCCTGAGAGATCGCAAAAATACAAAATGCTGTTTGAAGTTCGATGTCTCTAAATTTTATCCGAGCATTGATCATGATATTCTTATAGAAAAAGTGAGGAAGAAAATTAAATGTCCGGACACCCTCTGGCTCCTGGAGGATATTATCCGGAGCCCCGGGGGTAATAAGAATGTTCCAATTGGAAATTATTTATCACAGTATCTCTCAAACCTTTATCTAAATGATTTCGATCATTGGATTAAGGAAACCATTGGAATGAAATATTACATCCGTTACTGTGATGATGGTGTAATTTTCCATCAGGACAAGACTGTACTCAGGACCCTGATGGAAGATGTTAGAGAATATATGCAGGAAGAACTCGCATTGTCACTAAATCCCAAAACCACAGTTCTTGATGTAGATCGTCAAGGTGTGGATTTTCTTGGGTATAAGTGCTTCCGAGATTACACCCTGCTCCGAAAATCCTCTGCAAGGAATTTCAAAAAGAAAATAGCACAAATTGAGGCCGGAAACCTGGATCCTCAAAACGTTATAAGTTCAACCATGTCCTACCTGGGCTGGTTAAAACACTGTGATGCCCATCATCTTTCAACCCGGTACATTTACAATAATCAGGCCGTTCTGGCTGAGGTCGAACGGGCCGCATCAACACTAAAAATCGAAAATCCATTGAGGAGATAATAATGCCTGAGCAAACAGATAATAAGCTATTAGAAGGTGGCAACTGGTGGAAAGGAACATTGAAAGAAAATCTGCAATATATTCCAAACACACTTGAAAACAAAAAAAGCCGGACCCTGTTTGAAGAACAAATGTGGTATGGCCCAGGAACAAGAATAGATTGGCCCTGGTAAAATCAACAGGAGGAAAACTATGCGTACATCAGAATCAACAATTGAACCACCGGAAATCGAAATAGATTGTATAAGATCTGGACGCGCAACCTTGATTTGTCGCTGGAACGCTCAGCAGGAAACAAGAGAAAACGAGGAAGATCTTCAGCAGATCTGGGTATATGACGAAGCTTGGATCAAATGGGCCCTGCCTGCGAGTTTCGTTGCAACAGACGGCAGCACGGTGAGTATGCCTATCTCGGGGGATCCGCAGGATATCCGGAACTATGCTGAGCAGTATATCCAAGCCAATTCAGACGAGATCATGAGCTATGCGATGGCTACTACAATGAGGGCTTGATATAACCCCCATCCAGTATGAGGTGATTCAAACGGTCACAAAAACAGACATTGAAGCAGAACTCCAAACAACGCTTCCTGCAGGCTACACGTCCGACATAATCACAGAAATGATTGCGGATGAAGAGGACCTGTTCAAGCTCAAAACCCACCGGACGGCATTCACAGGCTCAGCCGCGAGACTTTCCGAAAAAGCCATCCTTTACATGGTGATCGACCGCCTGGCAACCAGCAATAGGGATCTAATCAAGGGTGCAGTTTCCGAGATCTCCGAGAATGGAGCAAAGGTCAAATTTGCAAACGGCAAGGATCTTGCAAGTTACAGGCAGGAAGCAGAGAGGATCATTGCGGATTTGAGACTCCCAGGAACTGCCTATCCTTCCGAGCTGACCTTTACAAACTCCAGCATTGCATCCGGGTACACACCTTCGGATAAGACATTTTACAGGTGATTAAGATGGCAGCTGCAAACGAACCCAGTTTCGCAAACTGGATGAAAGTCACCGGCCGGTATCTGGTAGGACAAGAGCTCTTCCCTGTAAATCCCCTTGTGACCTCCGTGCAGCCCTTTGATGTGACACACACCATCACCAACGAGGAACTCCATAAGGAACTCCTGAATGCCGGGGAAAGTCCGGAAATCCACCTGTTAGATCAGTACTATGCAGTCCTACCGGTTGACTACCTGCAGGTTTTTCTCGAAAAGAACTCCGTAGACTCGCTTCAGTGGATCAAGGACTACAGGGACTGTGACAATATGGCTCTCTACCTGTGGGCTGCCCTGAATATCATCAATCCATCGGCAGCGTTTGGCCTGGCAATTGGTACCACTTCCTCTGGAGGCTGGCACGCCTGGAATGTCTACCGGGACGAATCCGGAGTTAACTTCCTGGAACCACAAAACGATGAGGAACTTAACCCTGCCGAGTATCGGGCTAAGATATTCATCCTGTGAGGAAACATGTTTGATATTTTCGATCATCCTTTCCCGATTTACAAAATCATAGTTACCGAGGAAACCACCAATCAGGTAACCGGAGAGATTACTCCAGCATCCGAGGGAACGCCAGCAGCCATCCCCGGGCACGTCTCAGACCTCACACAGCAGGAACTCGCCACGCTGGATGCTGCTCTCGTGAAGAAAGGTGTCCGGAAATTTGCTACGTCCTTACCAGTGGATCTTGGAGACATCATCCGGATTACAGAGTCGGACTTGAGTACAACCGATTGGGCCGTTGAACAGTTGATGTATGAGGCCGCTCTTGTGTGGAAGTACGCCGGAGAATCTCGGAAAACGTATCTTCTCAAAAAGATCTAAAAATATTGAGAAACATATATATGTTGCAATTGTCATATTGAAAATATAATGCAACTGCTCTGTTTTTCTGAAAACGGAAATGACCTGGGGGATATCTGCACGAATCAGTGTCCGTTTCGTTATAAGTGCACGAATGCTCGTGCTCGTGTTCCTTTCCTGGTAGAAACCGCCTCAACAAAATGTTCCGCTCCGGAGCGCGCGGTCCTTGGTGGGATCCCAACAACATCTTTCTCCATTTTCGAAGTTTCACAAAACGCATTTCTCAACGGTGTCCTTGATGAAGGATAATGAACTGGTTCCTGTCAGCTGTACAAATCCGGAATGCTCTGAGGTAATCTGGATCACAAAAAAGCAAAAACGGCAGCTTTTCCTTGACTATTTCTTACGGTACGGTCGCGTTGAATTTCCATATTGTAGTAAGGCCTGTCAGGAGGAGCATGTACGGGCTTTGTCTGCCAGTACACAGTTTAAGCCTGCTCCTATTAAGGACCATGGGGAAGGACTAATCAGGGTCTGAATATTCCATTTTTGAACTTTCTATTATATACCTTTCAATGAAATTTTTCGACGGTGAATACCTATGGAATTCAACGCCGAAACTCTCTCCTATATGGTCAATGTCGTACTCATCCCCCTTGCCGGCATCCTCGTCGTGAAAGTTCGGAGATATACCCCTACCCTGATCACGACTGTAACGGAAATCAACCGACTCCGCAAGCAGGCCAAAACGGTTCTGAACATCCTTGGAAGCATCTATACACTCACTTCAACGGTGGATGATGCACTCGAAGACGGCCAGCTGGATCCCGATGAAGCAGCAACAATCATCCAGCAGGTTAAGGACCTTGCAGGCTCCCCTGAAGTGCAGGCTCTTCTGGAGGAATTCTCTGAAGAGTGATCAGGCCATGTCTCCTCCCATCCCTCCTGATGCAGTCGGCCTGAAAGAGTATCTGGAATCCCGTTTTGATGGCCTGGAAAAACTGATCGATCTGAGGTTTCAGTCAGTTGAGACCACGAACAAAGCACAAAACAAAAGTTTCTCGACTCTGGAATCCCGGGTAAGTTCCCTTGAACGGTGGCGAGCATACATCTGTGGAGCTTGCCTGGTCCTGGGCTTCCTCGGGAGATGGGTATGGGACAGGCTGTTTTGAGGTATGAAAAATGATGAAAATGAGCTCAGACTCGGAAAAAGCACTGCAGAGGCTAAAAGTTAAAAAAACTACTCTTAAGATAAAAGCATCTGAGGGAATTCTCGAAGTGGGTCGATTCATAGAAGGTAAGATGGCTGAGAAGATCAGCCTGAACCAGTTGTCTCCTGCACTTCAGGACTCCACGATCAAGGCAAAGGGATCCTCTAAACCGCTCTTTGATGATGGCCATCTTCTCCAGCAGATCGACAGCAGGGTTTCCGCTGACGGTCTTGTTGAAGTGGGGGTTTTCGATGGTCCGGAAAAACGTGCATTCATTGCAATGATTCACGAATACGGGGCTCCGGCTGCAAATATTCCTGAGAGGTCTTTCATGCGGTCTGCTGTGGAAGAAAATAGAAAGGGATTTAAGAAGGCCTTTAAAGATGGGTGGGATGAAGTTTGAAGTCAACTTTCCTTTATATACTTCTTTTTTAAAACTCTTCTCTTGCGGAGAACCCGCATTTTACCTGACCACGAGGAGGACCCTCCATTTTGTCAAGGATCTTATCCACTACACAAAAAAAGGAACTTTTCAAAGCTATTCCTGCAAGCGTCACGATTGGCGAGACCACGATCACGGCCAGCAAAATATGGTCGAATCAGATACTCACGACTTATCCTTCAATCACTCTAAATGTCTCCCAGGATGGCCTCCAGGAACTAACGGACATCAAGGCCGGCCCACTCTATTACCGTGCCATGCTCACAGTTCACATTCTTGCCGAAACGGTCCAGGGTATTCAGGGAGCACGCCTGGCCGAGGCCCTTGCAAATGAGGTCTTTGAGGCAATTGCTGCATGGACAACTCCCATTGAAGGGAATGTCCGGATCTTCGATTCTGATACAGACATCAAATCCTTGCAGTATCTTGGTCAGATTAATGGGGTTTTCGATTACGTTTTTTCAGCTATCATCTACCATTCATGAGGAGCCTATGACAATCAAAGAAATACAATCTCAAGTACGACAAAGCGAAATCGGTGCACTGGAAATAAAGGTCGATACACTTACTCAGGAGAAAGCCGCTCTGCTTGGCCAGATTTCCGGCCTGATGACTGAACGCGACGTACTCAAGCAGCTGGTCCGGACTAGCCCGGTACAACAGCGGAAATTATTGGAACAGATTGAAGCAATTGATGTGCATGTCTCCGAGAAGGAAGCCGAGCTTGAGAACATCCCCGAAGGGCTTACAGCCGAAGAACGGGGAGCAGTGCAGGCAATGCGAAGGGGAGCAATTGATAATCTCAAAGCTGAACGTGAACGACTCAGATTACTGATTGTAGGAGAAAAAACATGACTGATCCAGTTGATGGAAGAAAAGGAAAGTGGATAGAATACGTAGACGAAACGATGGTCTTCGGGACTACTCCGGACAATCCCATCATGAAAGCGTTTCCCGGGGAATTGATCGACTTTGAAATCGACGGGGGAGCTGAGTTTGAAACATACAAGATTCTCAAAGGCCCCACCGACACCGACCCGCTTTCCTGCGGGGTCACCAGAAAGACCGTGGAAAAGGCCCACACCGTGAAGATTTCCCTGAAAGTCACTGCCATGGATCTGATTCCATATGTGGTTATGGGGGCTACGACAACCACATTCACGCCCGGGACCACACCACATCCGGTATCCATTGGTTGCATAATTGGAACGGAATACTGCGTTGTGTCAGGCTGCGTGCTCACAAACCACGAGGTCAATTTCAAGGATCGCAAAAGTGTTGGAGAACTCAATCTGGAATTCCAGGGAGTCGAGCGGACCGATTGGGGTTCTGATTATATTGGAACAGGATCCCATGCAAGCGCAGTACCTGCTGCCCCTTTGCAGCTTAACGATATTGCCTACATGATGTACGACGGCTCATCTGTGGGTATAGTTGGTCTGATAATGGACTCACTGAAATTTGGAATCAAGAACAATGTGGAACCTGTTACAGAGGGATCTGTTCCGTGGGCGAGCAAAATCACCGCATGGAATTATACCGGACGGGAGATCTCAGTGGACCTGGGATGTTCCCTTACTGAAATGACGATGGTTGACCAGGTTCTTGCCGGAGCCAATAACCACACGCTGGAATTTTCGATAGGCGGTGATGAATTCACCATTTCCTCCATTGCCTGGACCAATGCACCAAGTGTGAAAGCGGCTCCTGCTGAACTCATCGGAATGAATCTGACAAACGAACCAACTGCTGCAAGGCTGGCGGTAGCATGAACGTAAACAACATTCTACTCAGGGAAAAACCGTCCCATAAAGCCGTCAGGGAAGTCCAAAAGGCCGGAATCATATGGTTCCAGAAAAGACTGGGATACGAGAAAATGAAGGCTGCGGAGCCAGGGCAGACGATGACCCATTTTATGAACTCCTGCCTTGCAGACGACCCGGAGCTTTTCGCAGAGTATTCTTCCTTCCTGGAAGTCATGCCAGACTATCAGACAATCATGCTGGCTACAAATTGGACCCTCAAGGAAGTCATAGACTACGAAGCAAAGGCCAGCAATAGAGAATTCGAAGAGCTTCTGGAAAGATGCGAGGATGTGCTTGGGGGAACAGCCCGGGATTTTTTAAGAGGCTCCAGGACAGGTACCAAACCGGAGAGCCTGGAGAGTCCGGAGAAATCGAACTTGACGACATCCTCAAGCCAGCCTGGCACACCCTCCGTGAAGCCCGGGGAGTCCTCCGAAACCTGAAGAAAGAAGGCACTGCAACGATGTCCCCAGAACTTGAAGACGTGTTCCTGTGCGAGTCCTGGAGCATCTCGCAAGCTGTCCTGGATGATATGAGTGAAGATGAAATTCAGCTTCGTAAACTGGTAGGAACCGCACGGAATCTCAACGAGAGGTACGGATGAAAATCGGAGACATCGATGTTCCCTGTGTATCGGCCTTTGATGCGGCAGACGCTATAAGAAAAACTGAAACTATTGCTCCTCTTGGTACTGACCTTCATGTGATCGCAGAATTTGATCCGGAGCCGGTACCTGTGGAGATCTCAGGAGTGCTATTCCAAGAATACGGAGGTAACAAGACTGCCGACGAGTACGCCGAAGACCTTGCGGCCCTTGCCTCCAGGAAGAGCGTCTGGAATTACGTTCACGATGTTCAGGGCCAGTATGGGTTCATAGCAGCAGATGAGTGCAATGTTGACCCACACGAGACCACGAAGGCCCGCAGGGATTTCAATGTCTCCGGGATCTTCCTTCCCCTCGCTAAATATCAGGGGAAGATAGAAGCAAACCCGGTGATCCGGAGCAATTCTTTCGGGGTCCTGCTCGAAGCCTGCACTGCCTGGGTTCAGATACCCAGGCTTTCATCCTACACAACGCCCGGAGCCACGAGGACCCTTGCGTCAGAATATGGCTCACTGACTCAGGCCTCAGATGATGTTCAGTTCCTGCCCGGGGGCGAGATGGACGGCATCGGGGAAGTCAGGGTCTTCGACGGCACAAAGAGGATCTTCTCGGCAGCTCACCTGGTTTCGGGCGTACTGACTTTTTCAAACGGTCTCTATAAGGTGGCTATTGACAAGAGTACGGACCAAATCACAATCTCGTACTGGTCCGGAGAGGCATACACAAAAATCGACGACTTCACCCTGGGAGCGTTCACGTCTCTTTACCTGAAGACCTGTCGGCCCAATCTCGTTGAAGTTGTCCTATCCTCGAGTGCAGAGATCTTAATGGAGGCAGGCAGGGTTCCGATGATTGACACGGGAACTTTGACCTGCAGTACACTCTCCCCTGCAGATCAGACCACGGAAATGGACAACTTCCTGGTCCTGGGTGAAGACCTGCATGTGGCCAGTGATCAGGCTCTAGAAATTACCTCCGGGGGGATTTCAGGTAATGGAAAAAAGTGGATCTTCCAGGCAACTGAGGAAGTTGCACAAGAAGCAAAAAATTGCCTGGTAAATCGCCAGGCAAAATGGCATGTGGTAAGAAGGTGGTGACGACTTCAAATGCGCCTTGAGAAGGCTTCGTCTGACTCGAATAGGTATATCAGCCCCTCAATAAATCCGATGATAGCCGGAATAAAAGCCCAGCAAAAAACCAGATACAGTAGACCCTGTAAAGTTTTACCCATATAAAATTTATGAATGCCAAATCCTCCAAGAAGAAGGGCAAGGATCCCGGCGGTCATCCGGCTCTTATCAGCAACCGCTGATAGTTTCTGACGTACTCCACATTTAGGACAAATTTCAGCTTCATCAAGAATTTCAGCACCACATGTTCTACAAAATGCCATTATAACTCTCCTAATTGTTTCTAACTAATTATAAAAAGACAGGCTTAAAAATATATCGTTTTGAGGCCAGCATGACCGACATCACAATAGAAAAAATAGTATATGCATTTGAAGCAGACGTTGACAACGCCGCTCGTGGAATGACTCGAGTAGAGCGTTCCTTCAAATCAGTTGATGGGTCAGCTGATCGGTCATCTGGAAAACTCAAAGGCGTCTCTGGAGCAGCGGCAGGATTAGCTTCTGCAATCAATCCGGCAACAATTGCTGTTGCCGGGCTGACAGTTGGACTCGGGCTGCTCACAGTTGCCGCAAAAGACTCAATAGGCGTGTTCGAGGATTATCAGCAGGAAATCACAAATTCCGCGGCAGTCACCGGGACATTTGGAGACGTGTACATCAGGACATTTGAGAACATCGATGAAGTGGCCCAGACCCTTGGAAAGTCCACAGTATTCACAGCCACACAGTCCGCAAATGCTATCTATGATATAGCTTCGGCTGGAGAGGATGTCGCAAACCTGACCACCCGGCAAACGGAACCTATGATGGACCTCGCATCCGGGACGCAGTACGATCTTACCAGGTCAACAGAATTATTGATTGGTACGGTAGCAACCTTTGGTGGCACAATGGACGATACTCGGCACTACGCTGACGTGTACACAAAAACGGTTGGTTCATCGAGAGCCACCATGGACAAGCTTGCGTTATCACATGGATACGTAGCGGGGACCGCAGAATCCCTCGGACTGGAAATTGAGGATCTGAACGCCGTGCTCGCTGTCATGTATAATCGGAATGTCAAAGGTGAGAAAGCCGGATCTTCTCTGAATATGGCAATGGTCAAGTTGCTTGATCCAACCAGGGAAATGATAGACGTGTACTCGGAGATGGGTATTAAATTTGACGAAGTCGATCCACTTGCCAGGAATTTCGTGGACATCCTTGAAACCCTGAATGCTGCCGGTATTGATCCAAGGCAAGCATCGATTCTTTTTGGGGCCGAGGCCGTATCCCCCATGCTCAAACTCATTGAGAATATCCCCCAGGTCAGGCAGTATCAAAATGAATTGAGGAACACCGAAGGGTATTCTGCAAAGCTTGCGGCCCAGCAGCTGGATACAGCACATGGTTCCAAACTCCTCATGCAGTCAGCAATTGAGGGTTCTAAAATCAACTTCGGTGGACATATGGAAGGAGGAGTGCGTGAATTCTATGGAACCATAACTGACTTCATGCCAAAAATAGATTTGTTTGTAGACAAAGTGTTTGAAATCGCCAGTGCAGGCAAAGAATTGATCCAGCCGTGGATTGACGCTGAAAAACGAATAGTATCCGCAGGAACCGGAATAATCAAGGATATGATAGAACCTTTGGGCGAGTCTTTAACCGGAGGAGACCTGTCTGGATTTAAGCTGCTAGCCGATGACATAGTGTATGGCCTGGCTATGGGAAAAAATGCAATGGCTTCAGTCCTAGAATTCATAGACGAAAACCCGATTTTCGTCAGATGGCCTGCTGATATTCTACGAGGAATCCTTGAACTTGCCTCAGCTGCATACAAAGCTTTTGTGGATATCCGCAAATGGGCATTTAATGAGATAGGGGGTGCAATTGATTTTGTAATTGGCAAGTACAACTCCCTTGTCCCATATATGCAGGCTGCCGGTATGGCTGTAGAAATCATTAACCTGGACATGTTCAAGCCGCTGGAAACCTCCGCTGAAAAAGCCCATATGGAAGTCAAAGACGAAATGGACCAGATGGTAACTGATGTCAAGGCCGATCTGGGTGAAATGACTGGAGCTGCGAGTCAGGCTAACCTTTCCCCGGATACCGAGATCATCCCGGGGGCTCAGAGATCCTATGAAAAGATCTACGGCCAAGAAAAGGTCCAGAACATCCGCGAAAAGTACAACGATGACAGCCTCCTACGTGGCGTTTTCAATCAGGATGTTGCCAGGCAGTATGGGCTCGTTTCTGATCGAATTCAGGCAATCTCAAAGGAATCCTCGGAGGAAGTTGCCTCTGTGGATTCTGAACAGAATATGTTTTCAGGGGTTGGGGTACCGATGTTCCCGATGTCTCAAGGGCCATTTGCTTATTCCCCTACCGTGCAGAGTTTGATACCTGGATTCGGATATAACGATAAAGAATCTATTAAAGAAAAATCTATTAATGATCCTGTTATGCCTGTGTCAATTAATGCCGACCCATTTAGCTCGGTTTTTAAACTTGATCAGCAATATCAAGCTATCCAGAATACAACCCGTGCTCCAAACACTGCTTTAGTACAATCAAACATGGCAAATACCTCAGTAACAGCAGATCTTAAAGAGGCCATAAAAGGGATGAAAGAACAGTTTATTGATGCTCTTAAGCAGGAACCAAGGAAGGCTGATGTTGACATGGATGTGAAAGTGGAAACCTCGATGGATGCAAGAACATTGCAGCGGCTGATAGCTGATGCAACAGCACGCGGAATTTCAGGATACTCGGTGTAATAATGGACCCACGACTCAAATATACGGTTCGAGCTCAGCGATACAAACATAACCCGTTTTCGTTCGGTGGTACTGACTGGAGCCGGATACTGATCCCAACTGAATATTCAGTGGGTAGCCCCAACGCCATGGCCTATGGGAACGAAATGAAGGATACCAGTTCCACCAATATCGTGACACTCACATCATCATTCATACTTCCTATAACTTTCGATAAAGAGATGATCGACGGGAACGTATTCTGCAATCTAAAAGTAGGCATGGAAGCACGATTTGATGGCATGATTGGATACATATCCGACGTGGACGTTGAGATCAAAAAAATGTTTTCGGACGGGTCCACAGAAAGCCTTTCAGGTGTAGTTGCCTTGCTCGATGGCGGGACAACATCTGGACCAATCGCTGGAAACTATAACGTCGATCTGATCACAGGTCAGGTTTTTGGATGGGTTCCTGTTCATGACAAGGTAATTGAGTCAAACGAACACATCGTGATCACAACAACCGTCATCAGCAATACAACTCTATCAGGATACCATACAGACA